AAGTACTTCGGCGTGCAAGTCAATGACGTGTTGGCCTATCAGTCCGACATGAACTTGATGAACATGTTCACAGAAGACGCTGCCAAGCAGTTGAAAATCGCCATCGAAAACGAAGTGTTCTTCAACAGCTTCGTGACTGAAGGCCCTGCTGCTCAAAACGAAGGCGCTACTGCCGGTAAGATTTCTGCTGCCTACAACTTAGGTACAGACGTTGCTCCTATCGACCAAGCTACTCCTGAAAACGTGTTGAAGTGTATTCTTCGCATGTCTACAGTTTTGGACGAGCAGAACGTTCCTGAAGATGGCCGTTTCTTGGTTCTCAGCCCATTCGATCGTCACTTGTTGATGCAATCTAACATCGCTCAGGCGTACTTCACTGGCGACCAGTCAAGCACCATCCGTACCGGCAAAATCGGTATGTTGGATCGCTTTAACGTGTATGTCTCTAACTTGCTGCCACGCGGCGAAGCTGGTAAGGCATTGGTTGCTGGTTTGTCTGCTACCTCTACTGGTGGCGCTGTCACCAACGCTAAGGCCCGTCGTTTGATGGTTGCTGGTACTAAGCATGCCACTTCCTTCGCGATGACCATTAACAAGACAGAACCCCTGCGTAACCAGACTGACTTCGGCGACATCGTCCGCGGTTTGGCTGTTTATGGCCGCAAGGTTGTCAAGCCAGAAGCCATGGTTACTGCCGTGGTTGGCTCAGCCACCTGATAGTGGTATAAAGAGGGGGCCTTCGGGCCCCTTTTTTGTTTAAACCTTGGAGAAAATATGACTGCTCTTGAATTGATGGAACGTCTTGGCGGCGAAATCCTGAACAACAAAATCCGTGTTTACATTGAAGGTGAGATCATTATTGTTGCTCGCCTCGAGGACACAGAATGGGTTCTGACGGATCGCGGCGTCTTGCTGACCAACGAACATTCAAATTTGGCTGTGGCTGAAGCTGCAACAAAAACTCGCAAAACAAAAGCACAACTGGTAGAATCTGTTGAAATTGTTAGTGAGCCAGTCGTTGGGCTTACTCAAGCTGCTGCCGAATAAGGTACATCATGAAACCTCTGAGCGTCTTTTATTCAAGAATTCTGCCGTATCTACCCGGCTGCTCGGAGCCCTTGGTCGATCAAGTTTTGGTCAGCGCAGCCATTGACTTCTGCGAAAGTTCGCTCGTGCTGCGCCAAAATCTTGACTCGTTCAGGACTGTTGTTGGTATTTCTCAATACGACTTAGACCCGCCTACTGCAAACCACGACATTGATCGTGTGATGAGCGTAGCCGTTGATGGTAAAGAACTCTCCCCCGGTTTGTTCGAAGCGATCCGCAACGACTTGCCGACAGCTAATGCTAAACCCCGCGGCTTCTACACAGACCGCACAGACAATGTTCTGACGCTTAAGCTGTCGCCTCCACCCGATGGTCGATACCCTGTCGTAGTAAACGTCAATTTGCGCCCAGCGATGACCGCTACGCAGTTGGATGACGATCTGTTTAACATGTGGTCTGATGCCATCACTTCGATGGCCATCGCACGGGCAATGCAGATTCCCGATCAACCCTTCACAAATTTTGCACAGGCCAAGTACTTGCTTGACTCTGCAGCTAGACAAACCAATAGTGCTCGCATCGATGGAAACTACGGCTCGATCCGTGGTTCGATGCGCGTTCGTGCCCGCCCTTTTGCTTGAGGTAAATCATGACCATTGCAGCCCAATCAATCATCCGCCGTGTCGTTGAGACAATGCAGGACAACACGTCCGTTCGTTGGCCTGTGGCTGAGCTTGTTCGTTACTTGAACGACGGCCAGCGTGAAGTGGTCTTGTACCGCCCCGACTCAATGGTGACTAACGCCACTATTGCTTTGGCTAGCGGCGCGAAGCAAGCCTTGCCTTCCAACGGTTCTAAGTTGATCGACGTGATCCGCAACACCAGCGGCACAAAGCGTTCTGTCCGCATGACCGTTCGCAACATCTTGGACACACAAAGCCCCAACTGGTACAACTTGACAGGTGTGACCGAGATTCTGCACTACATGTACGATCCTCGCGACCCTAAAGTGTTCTACGTCTACCCACCAGCAGCCGCTTCAGGCGCTTCTGTAGAGGTGGTGTACTCTGCCTACCCAACAGACATCACAGAGCCCGCTGACGGCGCTTTATACAGCGCTGTGGCCGGTAATATCAGCTTGCCTGACATCTACGGCAACGTGCTGGCCGACTACATCTTGTACCGCGCCTACACCAAGGACAGCGAGTACGCGGGTAACGCTCAGCGTGCGCAGGCTCACTACGGTGCTTTTCAAGCTGCTTTGACCACTGAAATGGCCGGTACAACAGGCGTTGCGCCTAAAGTCTGAGGTAAACCATGGCCGAGAAAATTAAACTGGTTCAAGGGGATACCAAGCCAGCCTTGGTCTGCAACATTACTGATGAGATCACCGGTAACGCTATTGCGCTCACAGGCGCGACTGTACTGCTTAAATTTCGTGCAGTCGGCGCAACCGACCTGACCGCTACCGTTACTGGCTCCATCACTGACGGCCCTAACGGCCAAGTGGCTTTCTACCCCGCATCTGCGCCTGCTATGTTGTTGGGTGAGGCCGGTGACTACGAAGGCGAGATTCAGATTACCTTTGCGGACACTACGGTTCAAACTGTTTACGACTTGTTGAAGTTTAAGCTGCGCGAGGACTTCTAATGGGCGTGACGGTTGTCAGAACTGCTCTTACGGCTGAGACAGCTGTTACTAGAGCAAGGGCAAGCGTCGTCATCGTAGCGCCGGTAGCCGAGACTTCGGCTGCCCTTTTAGCCGCAGCAAGTTCAGTACAGATTGCCAGCGCAGTTGTTACTGTCGTTGTGCCTGTTGCGAATCTGAACTACATCTTCATGGCGTCTGGGGCGTATCTTGATACGTCTGGTCGCTTCCAGTATTTCCCCGAAGAAGTCTTTGTTACGGACGCTACGTTCCGTGTAGTAGGGAAAACCCTTACAACTACTTTTGAGTCGACGGACTACATCACGTCCAAAAATCTTGCCACCAGCAAGCACGACAGCGTTTCTACGCCGGACTTCATCATCCGAACACTGGAGTACATACGTAGATTTACAGATACGTTCGGTTTTACGCACAGAGTGTCGTTTACGTTTAGTAGACCGCTTGCTAGTACCTTCGCACTAGGTGACACAACAACTAAAACTTTTAGCAAAGCCAGAGTCAACTCGGTCGGGGTGGCAGACACGCGTCCTATTTTTACTACAACTAAACTCCGAACAGACTTGCTTGCTACAGCCGACGCAACCTATTGGGCTTACACCAAGAATACAACTGAGTCGGTCGCACCAACGGATGCTAGGAGTTTTTCGCTAACTCGCCCTGTAGCGGACTCGTTTACGTTTACGGATGCAGCGCGTTTAACACCCCAAAAAAGTTTGGCCGACAGTTTTACCCAAACGGATGCCACTACGCGCGACTTTGGTAAGGCTCTAACCGATTTATTTACGTTCTCCGAGACTACGACGCGTGTCACCGAAAAAACGCTTCAGGACTCGTTTAATCAGTCAGATGTAACTAGCAGCGCCGTTGACAAAGTGGTTGCGGATGCTTTTGCATTTACTGAGCTTTTATCACGCACGCTTACTCGTACAATCCAAGACGGTTTTGCGATGAACGACACCGCCGATTTGGCGGACGGGATTACGTACCAGTCTGTTAAGTACATCAATAACTTGGCTTTTGCCACCGACGCGAAAGTCTTGTCTAACAGCCTTGCCAAAACCGACACGGTATCTTTGGTGAGTGCTGGTCTTTTGACTTCCCAAAGCTACTGCGATCTGTCATACTTCGCAGAAGACTACGTCGGCTTATCCCGCACATTTTCATAGGAGCTTCCATGTTAAACGACAACCTCAAAATAACTGGCGACGTAGTCGTCGAAATTACTGGCGCAGATGGCCAGCTTAAAGACCGCCGTGAGATTAAAAACCTCGTAGTGGCTGGTGGTAAAACCTTCATTGCTGGCCGTATGGTTGGCACGCCAACGACGATGAGCCACATGGCTGTCGGTTCGAGCAGTACCGCCGCTGCAAACGGTGACACAGCATTGGGTGCTTCCTTGGGCCGCGTTGCTTTGACGTCCTCTAGTTCTTCTGGCGCTGTTGTGACTTATGTTGCGACGTTCCCACCCGGCACTGGTACAGGTGCTGTTGTTGAAGCGGGTGTCTTTAATGATCCTACTGCGGGCACCATGTTGTGCCGCACTGTGTTTGCTGTGGTTAACAAAGGTGCTGACGATGCGATGAGCATCACTTGGGCAATTACCGTCAGTTAATCACCGTTTGACGTAGTGAACGTCAGGAGTTTTGGAATATGAGCACTATTGTCACCCGCGCAGGTAAGGGCTCGCCCCTTACCAATACTGAAGTTGATAGCAACTTTACAAATCTTAATACTGACAAAGTTGAGTCGATTACGTCCGCCGACGGCAGCGTAGTTGTTTCCAGCTCCGGTACTACCCGGGATTTGAGCGTGGGCGTTGCTGGCAGTACAGCTACCTTGATTAGTCAAGTTCGCAACGAAACTGGTGCAACACTTACCAAGGGTACGGTTGTCTACATCAGCGGTGCAGCTGGCAATAAGGCGGTTGTTTCCAAAGCCCTTGCAACAGGTGACTCTACCTCAGCTCAGACCTATGGTATGGTTCAAGCTGACATCCCACATAACCAGAACGGCTATGTTGTAGTTGTCGGCGCGGTTAGTGGTTTAAATACCTCTGCGTTTGCAGACGGCACACAGCTGTATTTGAGCGGCGTTAGCGCGGGGGGCTACACAAACACTAAGCCTTACGCTCCTACGCATCTGGTTTACGTAGGCATTGTCACTTACAGCCATAACACACAAGGCACGATCCAAGTCAAAATCCAAAACGGTTATGAGCTTGACGAGATTCACGATGTGTCAGCACGGTCACCCGTTGACGGCCAAACGCTTGTCTATGTTAGTTCCACAGGTCTGTGGACAAAAACCGATCAGGCTTCTATGTCCGTGGGTAGCGCGGCTACCCTTGCTACAGCCCGCAACATTAACGGTGTGTCTTTCAACGGCTCCGCCGACATCACAGTCGCTGACGCAACGAAGCTACCCTTAACTGGTGGTACGCTGACCGGCAAGCTGACTCTTGATGGTCGCAATGAGGTTTATGGTGTTCCTACCAACGCTGGCACGATCGCTGGCTTCATGGGCGGTACATCTGGCGGTACGACTGCCGCTCGCACGCAGAGTTTAAATACCCAGACCCTTCTGAATGTTGCTGCGCTTGGTTACACCGGCTCCGGTTGGGTTGGTGGTGCCGGTCTTTCGTTTGTTGCGACTGAGAATATCACTGCGGCTAACCGCGGTACTAAAGCCGTTCTGACGGCAATCGCCGCTGGCGACTCCGTAGCGACCACTATGGAATTCAATGGCTCAGCACTGACCATTAACGGCAGCACTGCAGTTACCTCGAGTAACTACAACACCTACGCACCAACAAAGACCGGTACAGGCGCAAGCGGTACTTGGGCGATCAACATCACAGGCAACGCTGCGACAGCAACGTCTGCAACTGACAGCACCAAGCTTCCATTAGCTGGTGGTACGTTAACTGGCAACGTTACGCTGGATACGTCTGACGGGGAGATTCTCGTTACGCCGACGGGATGGCGTTCATCAGATCGTGCAGCAATCAAGATCAGATCGAAAGCTAATGCACCTGCTGAGATTGATCTGCGACACACTGTAAGTGGTGTGGAAAGCGGTTGGCATATTTCGGCACGAGATACTTCATCTGCATCTGAACTGCATTTTTACAGGTTCAACATGAACTCGGCTGGAGCTGCGGACTCCGCTGGTTCCTTCCTTCAGATGTTCACGTTCAGAGCCGACGGTAGCTTTAACACAGCAGGTGCAATTACCCAAAATGGCAGCCAAGTCCTAACCGCAGGTAACTACAACAGCTACAGCCCAACCTTAACTGGAACAGGCGCAAGCGGGACTTGGGGTATTTCAATCAGCGGAAACTCAGCAACAACTTCTCAACGAGCTTTTTCTGGTGACATAAGCGCCACCGGCCAAGGTCGTTTTACGGGTTGGTATACAGGTAACGCAGCCACTGGCACTGCAGCTGAAATAGGAATGTCTTCCGGCGAAGGTTACGTTTTTGTTTATAACCGCGATACTCAAACTTATGGCACGCTAAATATTTCTTCTAGTGGTGCAAACATGCGGTTTAGTGGTAGCGCCATTAACGTTGGCAGCGGCTCATTACAGCAAGGCGGCAATCAAGTCCTCCACGCTGGTAACTACACTAGCTACGCTGCCACCTCGGGCCACAACCATACTTACGATGTAAACAATGCGTGGCTTCGAGATGCTAACGATGACGCAAACGTAAAGCTATACGGCAATACACGTCAGATGGTTTTCCGTACTGATGGAACAACTGAGTTTGCGTCTGGTATTGGTGGTTATGCCTTTGCTTGGATGTATGGTGGGGACTCTGCTGCCGAGCGGCGTATGTTGCTTGCAAGTAATGGCCGTCTTTGGACAAATTACCACGGATGGATGGATGACGCATTTGCGCCACTTTCTCATACTCACAGTTATTTGCCTTTGAGCGGTGGCACTCTCAGCGGCAGTATCTACTTTCCTAACGACTCAGCCAACGGCATATTTAATGCTGCGGGTAATGCAGGATATCGCCCTGACGATGTTTATGGCAATACCTACATGTTTAACCAGTCCGGTACTAACGGTGGTTGGTACGGTGATTTTTCTGGCTATTATTTTAGAAGCTCCAGTTCTTCAAACTGGTTGACCATTTCTGGTAGTGCAGTTAACTCGTCTGTTGCGCTACAGCAGTCCGGCAACCAAGTCCTTCACGCAGGTAACTACAGTTCCTACGCATTGCCTTTGAGTGGCGGTACGCTAACTGGTGCATTTACAGTCAACAATGCGTTTAGTACATTTAGTAAAAATGCTGCCTCTGGAGCAAATGAAGTTGCAAAATTTATTAATAGCGGCGGCGGATATTCGTCTCGTATTTATATTGGAGCAAACCCCGGTGCTGACTGGCTTATCGGTAAGGATTGCTACGGCGCAGGAAATGATAGGTTTCAGATCGGAAGTTGGAATGGATATGCGTACATTGATATCGCATACAACACGACAGCGGGAACGATAAATTTCCCCAACAACGGCGGTTTGACTGTCAACAGTAACACAATTCTCCACGCAGGTAACTACAGCTCTTACGCATTGCCTTTAAGCGGTGGAACGCTTTCTGGTTCAGTGACCATCTCCCCCTCGGCGACTCTCTCGTTTGGAAACGGGACGCGCCAGATGATTAACCTTTGGAGCACAAACTACGGTATAGGCGTTCAGTCTAGCACTACTTACTTCCGCACGGACAGCCGTTTCTCATGGCATCGAGGCGGTTCTCACAATGATAACGAGAACAACCCCGGAGGCGGCACTGTTGCCATGACACTGGATAGCGGAAGCAATTTGTCTGTTGCTGGAGGCGTTTTTCCTTCAGGTGTAATTCGTGCACCGCAAATCACTGCTGGTGGTTCGACTAACACGGATGCTAACCTTGGTGTTCAGGGATCATCACATTTCACAGGAACTATCTACTATGGTGGTTCGGTCGGCAATGTTAATTCGTGGTCGTCACTTTCTACATCAAGTTCTGGAACACATACGTTTAGCGCAAGCCGCTTCGTCTTCGATCGCTACGGGTATGGATCGCAAGCGCTGATTACTTTAGAGAATGGCGGAATTACGCTATCACAACCAACCATTATTACTAGTGAGCTGACTCTTAACGCATCAAACATTTGGTTCAACTCTAGCCCGTCCCTTCGCTCCAACGGCAATTTTAGTTTCCTCACCAACTCCTCAGCCGCGCAAGCGGGTAGATTTCTAGGAGTTCAAGTTAGTACCTCGTACGGAGGGTCAGTACCAAGTAACGGAATTCTGTTTTTTACTGACACGGCGCTTGTCCGCAATACCGCAAACGAGTTGGATTTAGACGGTCGGAGACTGCTCCACGCAAGTAACTATAGCTCTTACGCCCTACCATTAAGTGGTGGTACGCTAAGTGGAGCCCTCTCCGCAACTTCTGGATTACGTAGCTACTACTCTGACCATATTCCCGGTAATGGATATGGTATTCGTTTTTGGGAAAGTAACTCGTACAAAATTAGCATGGGCGAAGGCTCGCTTTATCAGTATGGCACAGTTACGGACTACTCCATCAAAATGCAGATGGACAACGGTTCTCCCGGTCGTGGTTTCACATGGGGCCGAGAAAGCTTTGCTCCTGTTGCCGCATTAAACGGTACTACCGGCAGTTTTCAAACTGTAGGCGCAGTTAAGAGTGGCAACAACATGTCAAGACCAAACGCTAGCTGGGGCTCTAGCGGTGCTACTGGGATGGCTATTTTTAAGTTACCCGGCGGCAGCGGTAACTACGGCATGGTACACATGGTGTTTGACATCTATGAGTACAACGGCAATTCAGTGTCTACCGTTATTGTTGGCGGCCACAACTGGGCTGGTAGCTGGTATAACATTGGTGCAAACGTCGTCGGTCAATGCGGCAAGCAAGTTCGTCTTGGATTCATAGATGGGCAGTACTGCGTTGTGTTTGGTGATGGAAGCTCTTACTGGGAATACGGTCAAGTTGTACTTCGCAAAATACAAAACGGTGAGTACTACAACAACATAATGGATTTGGGCGCTGTTTTTAGCGTGGTCTTTACCGCATCGGCGTCTTTTTCAAATATTAGCGGTGATTTACGAGCGCTTAGAACCCCTGCAAGCTTTAACGCTGGCGGTGCTATTACCCAAGCAGGCAACCAAGTATTGCATGCAGGTAATTACACAAGCTACAGTCCGTCCCTTGGCGGTAGCGGAGCTTCTGGTACTTGGGGTATTTCAATTACTGGTAATGCTGGTACGCTGCAAGGTTATCAATGGGCGTCAGCTGGTAAAGATGTTCGAGGTTCTCAGTTTTATGTTGATAACTGGTTCCGCAACTACAATTCCGGCACGGGTTTATACAACGAAGCGACAAGCAACCACTTCTATTCGGACGGTCAATACTGGAATGTAGGCTATTCAGGTACTACAGGCATTAGGTTGCGTAATGGCCATGCTGGAACCATTCTCGGTTACTTGTATGCTGAAACAAACCAAAACATGGGTTTGCTAAACAGCTCAGGAAACTGGGCGGTTCAGGTTTACCCCGGCGGAACAGGCGGCGGAAATTTAGCCGGTACATGGACAGGCGGTAACTTAAAAGCTAATCGTGCCAACGGCAATTTCTACATTGATGACAATTACGGAAACGGTGTTGTAGGAGCCTACGCATCAACTCGCTACCAAGGTGTGTTTGCTATGGGTGACGCTTATAAGTTACCTGCTGATGGAACAAGTACGGGCGGTTTGTATGGTATGGCTTGGTCGCACCCCAACGCTGGCGGTGCTGCTGGTAACCTAACCGATCACGGCTTGCTCATCATTAATAATGGTGCTTTCAAGTGTGCGATCTCAAACTCGATCGTAGCTTCCAGTAACATAACAGCCTACTCAGACGAACGTTTGAAAACCAACTGGCGTGACATGCCAGAGGATTACGTTGCCCGTTTGGCGCAAGTCAAAGTCGGTATCTACGACCGTATTGACGAGGAAGATGTAACCCAAGTCGGTGTCTCAGCCCAGTCGTTCCAGAAGTTGCTTCCTCAAGCAATCATGACGGCAAAAGACGAGATGCAGACTCTGTCCGTTAACTATGGTGGCGCGGCTCTTGCCTCCGCTGTAGAATTAGCCAAGCGGGTCGTCGACCAAGAGAAACGCATCGCTCACCTAGAATCCCTTATCAACAAACTCATTGGAGATTAACCATGACTGAAACAGTTACAACCCCCGCAGCCGAGCAGCCTAGCAACTTCACGGCGACCTTCACAATCAAGATTAACGGCTTGCGCACAGCTACCGTCAATGGCCTTGAGAACACAGTGAAGCAAGTTGACTGGACATTGATCGGTGAAGAATCCGGTCAGAAGTTCGAACTGCCCCAGACAACCAGTTTAGGCGATCCAGCCGCTGAGGGCTTTGTGCCATTGGCAAACTTGACAGAGACCGCTGTCGCTGCTTGGATTGAAGCTACTGAAACACGCCTGCCCGGCATTAAAGCGCACATCCAGTTCGTGCTCGACAAAGAAGTTGCTAAGTCTGCCTTGACGAACGCTCCAATGCCTTGGGCTCCAGTGGTTGAAACGCCAGCTGCGCCAACATCGCCTGCCGCTTAATCCATGACGCTACCAGCCTCCGGTAATTCCATATCGCTGTCTCAGGTCAACACTGAACTGGGACGGTCGGCTACGGCCACCATTGATATGAATGATTCGGCGGTGCGGTCTTTGTTTGGAGTTGGTGGAAGCGGTACAACCATTAGCATGTCCAGTGGTTTTGGTAAGTCTGCGGTTACGATTTCCTTAGCATCAATAACTTCTAACGAGCCTTTTGAGGGTAGTGCTCTTGCTCCCGGAGAAGCGTGCGCAGTCAATCTGGATTTTAATTCTGATGGTACTTGGGATGCTGTCCTTGAAGCCCTTGGAGGCATAGACGGTAATTGGGCAACACCTACAACTGCTAACATTGGGTCATCATACTGGATTCGGTTTACAAGAACGTTTTTCTCGGGTGGATTCGGTAACTCAGCATCGGGTAGTACTGGATGGGTGCAGATAGGCGCTGGTCAGGGTGTTCAGGTTTATAACTCTGGCACTAATAGCAGTGTATCAGCAACGTACACTATAGAGATTTCTACTAATAGTTCGGGTACAAACATTGTAGCTAGTGCATCGGGTATTGATCTTGTTGCGAATTTATTTGGCGTCTAAAATTATTTTCTAAGAGCAAACCATGGACAATCAACAAATCTTTAACTTCGTCGTGGGCATTGCCGCGTTCTTGGCCGTGTTTGTGTTCAATCAGGTCACTCGCAAAATCCAGAAGTTGGAGGACGATGTGTCATCCATGCGCGAGCAAATCCTAAAGGACTATGTCCAGAAGGATGACTACAAGGCTGACATCAAAGAGATCAAAGACATCCTGCGCCAAATCTTTGACAAGCTTGACTCCAAGCAAGATAAGTAATAGGATGTTGCATGGCTACAACAAAGAAAACCCCAGCAAAATCACCCGCTAAAGTAGCGCCGGTGAAACGTGCTGTACCCAAGCAAAAGACAGTCACAGTTCCGACACCTGAGCCTGTTACGCTGCCCGTTGAGCTTCCTGTGCCCCCAGAACCCGAAGTGAAAAACGCAGAACCCACTCGCGGTAGCTTTTTCAACTCCATTAAGTCCGCCCTTTCCCGCTTGTTTAGCCGAAAATAAACCTTCGAGGCCGCCATGAATTGGCTTGCGGCGACTCTATTGGTTTTCAGCTTAAACACGGAATACCGCTGTGTCCGATGGACATGGTCTGGGGACGTGTACAACCGCAAGGTAATCTGCCTTGAATGGAAAAAAGTTGAGAAAAAATGATTGATCCCGTAACAGCCCTAGCAGGCATTCAATCTGCAATTAGCATGGTCAAGAAGGCGAGTAAAGTCGCCAACGACCTAGGTTCGCTCGCGCCGATGATCGGCAAGATGTTCGATGCCAAGAGCACCGCAACCAAGGCGATGCTACAGGCTAAGCGCGACAAAAAAGGCTCCAACATGGGCACTGCCCTACAAATCGAAATGGCACTTGAGCAAGCTCGCGCCTTCGAGGAGGAGCTCAAAATGCTGTTCATGCAGACCGGCAAGATCGACGTGTGGAACAAGATCAAAGAACGTCAAGCCGAAATGGACAGAGACGACGCCAAAGAAATGGCAGCATTAAGAGCCGCTGATAAGAAAGCCAAAGAGCGAGAAGAAGAACTCCAAGAATGGGCCATCATCATTGGCGGTATTGCTTTTGTTTTGCTTCTCGTCTTTATTGGTATTAACGAGTTGATGAGCCTCTGTCCAAAGGGCGGTTGTGGTAGATGAACGAGTACCAAAAGCAGTTCGACACGTTCTGCAAGGTGTTCTGCTACGGTTGCGCAGCATGGTGGTTTCTTGGCCTTCTAAAGTTCCTACCAGATGATTTGTCGGACAAGATTGTTAACCTTTTATTGGGGAAGATTGGGCTATGAAAGTAACGCTTTATCACACCAATGCCAAGATGTTGCAAGAAACATACAGGGTTATGCACCAGAAAAACCTGCAGGAACTGCAACGTCTGAACTTACAGAAAGAACAGGAATTAAAGTTGCAACAAGTCAGAAACCAATGGGCTAGACCCAACTCTGTGGATGTTATGGTATGAAGTATATTTTTCTTTTTGCGGCACTGATGCTGACCGGCTGTGAAGACCGGTACCGCTATTACTGCCAGAACCCTGACAACTTTCATGCTGCACAATGCCAAAAGCCCAAATGCTTGTTTACACAGCAGTGCCCCGAATACCTTGTAGCCCCGATCTTGGAGAAGCAAATCAATGCAACAAACCAGCCAGCCCAACCAGCTCCCGAAGCCAGTCCTAACCGCTGAAGACATTGAAGTCCGCATTTGGGGCTTTGTGGTGGTTGCAGTCACCTGCATCCTGTGCTTCATTGTCGTGGCGCTTCTGTACTCGGTAACGTTCGTCACACAGCCAATCAAGTCGATGGCTCCCATCGATCAGGCTTACACGAAGATGCTGAACGACATTGTGTTGTTGATAGTAGGTGGTATTGGCGGCGTGATGAGTAAACGTGCCGTTGGCGCTGCCGCTCAGGCTATGGCTCCTACACCCCCCACAACGACAGTCACGACGACAACTACTAGCGCACCAATACCTGTGCAGGCAACGGTGATCTCTCCACCTCCAGCGGCTTCATCGATCATGCCCAACTTCAATTGGATGGGCTACAAGAATCCAGACCTTGACGAATCGTGGACTCCCGGGCCTCCCCCTACAACACCTCCAGAACACATGGAGCCTGATGACGACCGTGCTGAAATTGCAGCCGCTCGTAAGGAGAACTGATTATGTTTGGCATCCCACTTCCTTGGATTTTGTTTGGTTTGTGCATCACACTGTTCGGCACTTACCGAGGTGGGTATCATTTCGGTTGGTCTGATCGCGACAAGGAAATGCAAATTGAGATTGCCAAGAAGAACGAGGAAGCTCGTCAGACCGAGCAAAAGCTGACTGAACAGATCAACACTACTGCCACTAAACTTCAGGAGACCACAAATGTTGTCAATCAAAAGCAAACTGATCTCAATCGTCTCATTGCTGCTGGTCGGGTGCGCCTCCCCACCCCAAGTTGCGTACAAGCCCCCGCAAGTCCCGCCTCTGCCCCCGCAAATAGCACAGAAACAAGAAGTGAACCTAACCGACAGGCTGACCAAGCTTCTGATGCCGAGCGAGCAACCCTCCAAGCCATCGCAGAAATAGTGGCTCAGGGCGACAAGAACACTGCACAACTGAATGCGTGCATCGACGCATACAACGACGTAAGGAATCTCTTAAATGGTAACAAGTGACCAACTCAAACAAATGCACATCGACCCCGCGTTGGCCGATGCGTTCAACGAAACCTTCGAGCGGTTCGGCATCCTCACGCCTTTGCAGCAAGCAAGCTGGATCGGTCAGTGTGGGCACGAGTGCGGCAACTTCAAGATCATGGAAGAGAACCTGAACTACAGAGCTGTAACGCTTTTGAAGCTGTTCCCTCTGACACCAAAGCGCAAGTGGGGCTTTACTCCCGAGGAAGCTGCTGCCTACGAGAAGCAGCCTAAACGCATCGCCAATCGCATTTACAGCAACCGTATGGGCAACCGTGACGAGGCTTCTGGGGATGGCTGGCGGTTCCGCGGCTCCGGATTTCTCCAGCTGACTGGTCATAGCAACTTCTACCATGCAGGCAAAGCCCTCGGTGTGGACTTCGTGATGGAGCCTGAACTCGTGCGCACGCCCAAGTACGCCGCTCAAACAGCGGGTTGGTTCTGGCAGACACACAAGATTAACCAGCACGCTGATGGCCGCGACTTTGTGACCATGACTAAACGCATCAACGGCGGCACAATTGGCCTTGACGATCGCATCAAACACATCAATCAGGCCCTAGCTGTTTTGGGTGGTTAACACTACAATCTAGGCATATAGGAGTTAGCCATGGCCGTTATTCGCTATGCGGGTTTTTCCG